GCGTGAGCAATCGGCAATCATGTAACCGTCCTGGCCGTAAACAAATTTATCTTGGTTAGGTGCCATATTTACGGGATCGGTTATGTGCCAAGGCCGCGGCGTGGGTTTTGTGTCTTGTGTCATGACTTCCCCCCGACTGTGATGTGAACAACCCCGTCTATCTCGTAGACAGTAATGTCGCTTTTAGGAAGCGCGGCCCTTGCGACCTCTTCAGGCGTTACGATTTGTGTGAAATCAAAATGCTGCATTACTTTACCCCCGTTTGCGTTTTATTCCATGTGCCATGCTCGTTTAAGTCCGTACTTTCCTGACCATCGCCACATTCTAATATGTATATAGCGCCATCAATAGCGTCCAGTATGGCCCCAGTAGCTTTTACTTCAGATAGGTTTTCTTTGTGCTTAATTAGTAGCGCTTCTAAGTCTTTGATTAATTCGTGCATTTGTCGTCCCCTTGTTTCGTTTCAGTGCAACCATATTTACACACTGTAAAAGTAATAGCAACAGCAAAAACAATAAAAAGTAAAAAAACATCTAACCGCTTATTTTAAAACAACAATCCCCATAACATGGGAAGAAACCCAAGGCGCAGAATAGGGGTTAAGTGGGGGTTATAGGGGATTTAGTATATTTATCAAACACATAGCACTTTGCGCCCTAACATAACCGCAATAAAAAGCCCGCTATAAATGGTACAAAAACGCGCACCATTTCCAAAAACGAAGCGCTCACCCCTAAAAAAGAGTTGGCCGTTTCGCTTTTGCGTGAATTATAAAGTTATTGCTTTACTGTTTACGTTGTGTAAAAGTGGACCTTATGAACAAAGTATTTAGTAAGTGGATTACAGATAGCGGCCTTAGCCAAACAGAGGTCGCCGCGCTTTTCGGCCTATCAACGGGTATGATATCCCTGCTCAAAACCGGGCGGCGCAGGCCATCGGCGGACAAGCGGATAGAAATTGCAGCCATAACCAAGGGCGCGATTAATTTTGAAGACTGGCAATACACAAAGGCAGCATCATGATTGTATTTGTGGGCACCGAAAACGGCGCTATACCAGTTTTCTTTGACGAAACAATTACTAAACAGGGCGGTTTACGGGAAGCGTAGTACCTATTTGTTTCCGTCCTGACTGCGTAAGACCTGAGCACGTCTAAAAAGGCTCATTTCGACCTAACGCAAGAAACCTGCACCCGCAGGGCCGATCTTAGGTCACTAAGCCAAGGATTCGTTATGGATCACATAGTCATAGACGGGAAGAAAGTCCCATTCACGCGATACCCAGCAGGGCGCGCCGTAGGCTATCCATTGAAAACAGCCTTTATGCAGGAGCTACACAGCATCCCCGTATACCCCACCAATTCAAATAAGCCCATGAAGGTCTTCAAGATGGGCAAAAAAGAGTTCGGGGAGATTATTTCATCATGATAGAGCTTCCTTGGCCCAACCCCAAATTACACCCCAACGGCACAAAGAACAGGTACGAGCGCGCGCGCCTAACAAAAAAGCACCGGGGCTATGCGTGCATGATAGCAAAAGGCCAGCCGCCCATGCTTGAGTTTAGCGTCACATTCTACCCGCCAAGCAATAAACCAAGCCGAAACATAGACGGCGCAATATCCAGCGTAAAGGCATACATGGATGGCCTACAAGACGCATGGGGCACAGACGATAGTAATTTTATTATTCACTGGCCTACGCAATTCAGCGAGGTCGTTAAGGGCGGCAAGGTTGTAATATCATGAGCCACAAGCGCAAAGAAATAATAGGAGACTGCACCCTATATTTGGGCGATTGTATGGATGTTATGCCCACACTGGATAAGGTTGACGCGGTTGTGACAGACCCGCCTTATGGGATGTCATTTCAGAGCAACCACAGGAAAGAAAAACACCTTAAAATACAAAACGATAGCGGTGAGGACATGCTTCTGTGGGCGTGTAACATTCCGTCCAGCCATTCGCGGTATGTGTTTTGCAGATGGGATAATTTACAAAGCGTTCCCAAGCCAAAAAGCTGCATCACGTGGGTAAAAAACAACTGGTCTATGGGCGATCTGGAGCATGAACACGCAAGGCAGACCGAGGTTTGTTTGTTCTATAACGGGGCGCAGCACTTCTTCCCATCAGGTAGACCGCAGGACGTTATAAGCGCTGCGAGAACGGGGAACGAACACCACCCAACAGAAAAGCCCGTAGGTTTAATGGAGGCCGTTGTTCGGTGGACAAGCGGCAAGGTATTTGACCCATTCATGGGCAGCGGGACAACAGGAGTTGCATGTGCAAAGCTGGGGCGTAAATTCATCGGCATAGAGCTAGAGGAGAAGTATTTCGATATTGCCTGTAAGCGCATAGAAGAGGCGTACAAGCGGCCGGATTTATTTATTGAACCTCCGCAGGCCGAGCCAGTACAAACAGATTTAATTTAAAGGGGAAAAAATGGTTAGATATTGGATATTAGTAGACAAGCAAAAGGTCGGCGCGTTCGACCATGAAACATTTCTGCCGCTATGGGGGCTAGAGCAAAAGAGACTTGAATATGCGCAGCTGTACGGCGTAGGAGACAGCGGCGTAGAAATATTAAAGGCGAATAGCAAACTCGACTACAGGAGGAAGTAATGAGGCCATTAACAGAATATATGAAGACAGCCGGGGCTATAACAGGATCAGTGGAAAGCCCCATAGAAGATTTAATGATGAAGTATTTTACGCGGTCTAGTGATTTTATTATTGTTGAGGAAGGGGAGGCCGAGGGTGTGGGGAACTTTGTTTATCCGCAATGGGAATTTGGCCCTTACCGAGCCGATTTTTATATCCACTGTGTGGGGTTTAAGGATTCTCAAAAAATATGGCCCCCAAATGCAGAATCTAAAATAATTATAGAGTGTGACGGACAGCAATTCCACACATCAGAAAACCACAAAAAGAAAGACCGGGAGCGAGATTTATACTTTAAGGGCTTTGGGTTTAACACTTTGCGATTTACAGGTAGCGAGATATACAAGCATGGTGATAGGATACCGGAGCAGGTCGCGCAATATATAGATGATAGATTAAGGGGGCTTTACGATAATGACTAACATCACACACATACAATGGCACATAGGGGACTTCCTCGGCGGGGTCATGCAAATGGACGGCACAGAGATAGGCGCGTTTACCATGCTCATCATTGCACACTATCAGGCGGGGGTCGGGGGGCTTCCGCTGGAAGATAAAGCCCTATCCACGATTGCAAGAATGCCCCTAAAAAGATGGCTCGCCAGCAAAGAGTGTATAATCGCGGAGGTTAGCGCATATATTGAGAGGCAAGAACTAAGGCGGAATCAAAAAAGACCGAACCTACCAAAACATCTTAAGAATAAGGTATTTTATAGGGACGGATACCAGTGCGTTTATTGCGGCGAAGAAAACGAGAAGTTTCACATAGACCATGTTTACCCCGTCAGGCTCGGCGGTGCGACAAGCTTTGAAAATCTGGCCGTGAGCTGCGCCCCCTGCAACGCCTCTAAGGGCGGCAAGACGCTGCAAGTCTGGGCAGGGCGGTCATGAGTGATATTTTCCGGGTAGATTTTTACGCAAAAGACTGGCTGCTCGATACTCAGTGCCTCACCCCAGAGCAACGAGGAATTTATATACAAATGGTTTCGGCCATGTGGTCAAGAAACGAAGCGATTAACGACGATGACAGGTGGCTCTCAAATTTATGCAATTGCTCGGTCAGAAAACTAAAATCTGTAAAAGATGAGTTAATACCAGGGGGTTTTATTACCGTATTGGACGGGAAAATCTACCAAAAAAGAGCGCTTGAAGAGGTCGAGAACGCAAAGAATAGACGCAAAAACGCGGCGAAAAACACCCGAAAACTAACTGAAAACACGCCGAAAACGCGCCGAAAACAGCCTGAGAATGAGCCGGAAACTAACCAAAACAACGACTTACCCTCAGCTAGTCAACAGTTAACAGTTAACAGTTATAAAAGAAAGAAAAAAATAAACAAAAAAGAATTTGAAGAGTTTTGGAAGGCATGTCCGAAGAAGGTCGGGAAGGGCAAAGCGGAGGAGAAATATTTGATAGCGCTTGGGGTGATGAGCCATGAGGGTCTGGTGGAGGCCATGAAAGCCCACCGAGCAGAAATGCGGAAAACAGAAAAGGAATTTATTCCCCACCCGGCAACATGGCTGCACGGCAAGCGTTACTTCGATGAATTAACCGTGATTGTGCAGGAAGACCCGGAGGACTGGCCCGATTGGAAACACGCCTTAGCGCTGCATGTCGGGGAGCACAACATCAAAAGCTGGTTTAGCGGCGCAAAGCTCAACGGCGAGAAGCTTTACGTTCCAAGGCGATTCCAAGCCGAGAAAATCAGGAGCGAGTTCATGATTGGCATAGAAAAAACTTTCGGGAAGAAATACGACATCGAGGTTAGGCCATCGTTGGCCAATTAAACGAACAGAAGGATATGCCGATGATTAACGATAACGGGGTTGAATGGCAGTTTGCCGAAACGCTAAAGGGATCAAAGCAAACAATCAAAGTTCACGGCCTGCGGACATCGGTAGCAAAGATGAGGCTAACCCAACTTCAAAGCCAAGCCTCTAGGGATATAGACCGGGGCTATGAGGATTTAGAGAAGGGATTCGGCTATGCAATGCTCGGCGTGAAAACCGTCAATCTATTCGGCACCACAGGCGGCGGTGAAGCATCGGAGCGCATGATTGACGAGGCAAGAAAGAGCATAAGGAAGCTTAACGAATGGCAGTGCGCAGCCAAGACCCATGAAATGCACACCGTGGAGGCATTAAATCAGCAAGGATTCACGGCAAGGTCATACGGCAGCATGTTAAACTTTAGCCATAAAACTATCATGAAATGGTACAAGGCAGGATTAGACAGCTACGGCGATATGCATTATTGACTTGACAATACCCAAGACCCTTGATAGATTGGTATAGTACCTAGTTGGTACGCTCCACTTTTATAATATGTATTAGCCCGCTGACTGATTCCCCCAGTTGGAGGGCTTTTCGGCCCCGCCGGGTATTTTAGCTGTGCCTCTACCGCATTAGCGAGAGGCCAACCTTCCCCAAGCAAAAACCCGGTGGGGGTCTTAATCTATCATCAACTTAAATAAAGGATAACGCCATGACCTGTTACATCAACTGGATGTCGCTAACGCAACCTATCAAGGGTGACGTGCTAAATATGGAAGGCAACCCGGTATCTGATGCCGTTACAGTAGCAAGCGCCGCAACTTCGGCAGCAGCCCCAGCGGGCGCTCAATATGCGTCCGTTTGGTGCGATGCGGCCTCAACCATTGAGTCGAACATTGTGGGCCGAGATCCAAACCAAACAGCAGGCGAGGCAATACACAACGCCAAGGAATACAAAATCCCCGCTGGCGTAGTGTTTCAAATCCCCAACATAATCCCCGGCGTGACAACCATCACGGCTACCGATATTTAAATGACAGAAGACCAGATAGCAAAAGCAATATTGATATTTGCCAAACCCGCCAAGGAATGGGGAATACAAGACCGCACGTTTTTACAAGACATGTTCGATAAAGGGCATAGAGACAAACTAAAAGAAACAAGAGCCGCTTTAGGCTAAAAGAGGAGACTCGATAAGTGACAAACATAATACAATTCCCCAGCTTAAGGGAGGACTTAAAGGAAGCATCTAATTTATATGCGGTGTTAATGGAGCCTAAGCTAATTACTCTATTCACGGAAGACGACTTCACGCAGCCAATCAATATTTACGTTGCGTGCTTAATGTTAGAGATACACAATCATTACGGCAAGATTAACATATTAACCATAATGGAAGAGCACGATAAAAGCGAAGAATGGGAATACAACTTCTTTGACGGCCCGGACTTAATTGACTACCTCATGTACATCGCAATGCTAGGGGTAGAGCACCACCCTCACGCTGGCGAGATACATGATGATTTAATGTCACGCCTCAAGACTTTAGAGGGGGCATAGGCCATGAATAAGTATTTGAATGATAATATAACCGTTGAAAGACAATCAAATGTCTAATGGCGGTAAGCGCGAAGGCGCAGGGCGTAAAAAAGGCGTACCCAACAAACAAACAACAGCAGTCAAACAATGCATACTGAATGCGTTCGAGAACATAGGCGGCGTAGCGAACCTTTCTAAATGGGCCGAAGAGAACCAGACAGAGTTCTATAAGCTCTGGGGCCGCATGATACCGCTAGAGCATGTAGGCGAAGATGGCGGCGATATCAACGTGACTGTAAACAAGATCGTACACAGTGCCAGAGATAACGGTTAGCTACACTACGGCAGACTGGGCCGGAGCGCTTGACCCTAAATACAGATACATATTCATCAAGGGCGGTCGTTCATCCGGTAAGTCGCATGAGGTGGCAAACTATTTAGTTGAGCGCTCATTCACTGAGAAGGATTTAAAGATTCTCGGCCTGCGTGAGATACAGAAATCAATCGAGAAATCATCAAAGAGCTTGGTTGACACTAAAATAGAAGAGATGGGCCTAGGGCAGTTCTATACGTCAATACAAAACGAGGTGCGCAAGAATAGCGACCACGGCACGTTCTATTTTCAGGGCATGAACGACCTGACTGCCGACAATGCTAAATCGCTTGAGGGTTTCAAGGTATCGTGGTTTGAGGAGGCGCAGAACTGTACAGCCAACACGCTGAAGGTTTTACGGCCAACAATTAGAATGGCAGGTTCGCAGCTTATCTTTACATGGAACCCTAAGTTTCCGTCTGATGCGATTGAAGAGTTTTGCAACCAAATGCGTAATGAGCCTGATTGTCTTGTTATCCATGTTAATTACGAGGACAACCCGTTTATCAGTGACGAGGTACACCGCGAAGTTGAGATAGATAAAAAGAACAATCCAGAAAGCTTTGATAATATCTGGTTAGGCGATTTTGATACGACCTTTCACGGCCACTATTACGCCAAGCTGCTCGATCTAGCAGCGGAAGACGGACGCATAACGTCAGTGCCAAGGAAGACTGGCGTTGATATTGTCACAGTTTGGGATTTAGGCCGATCAGACCCCACGGCGATATGGGTATGCCAGATTGTAGGCTTGCAGGTCCGCATTATTGACCACATTGAAGACAACTTTAAAGACCTCGATTATTTCGCCGACTGGATCAAAGACAACGATTACAACGGGACCAACGTCCTGCCGCACGATGCAAAGCATAAGCGGCTAGGCATGAAGGGTTCAATCGAGGACCAACTAAAGGGTTACGGGTTAAAGAATGTAAAATGCCTAGCCCCCATGTCCGTTGACGCAGGGCGCGAGTTAGCGAAGACCTTGATTAAAGAATCGTACATCGACAAAGATAAATGTAGCGTTGGCCTTCAGGGGCTAAGGCATGAGAAGGCCGTACTCAATGAGAAGACTGGCCGATTTAAAGAGATACACGAAAACGATAGCGCTGCGGCGTTTCGTTACATGGCCCAATATTTAACATCAAGCGAGCCTAGAGGAAAAAAGGTCCGCGAGAAAATTCCCGCTAATCAGCGCAGAGGATCAAGAACATCATGGATGGCGTAGACGATGAAAAATTCATTGAGGGTAAAAAGCGTTTTGAAAACACCCTTGAGTATTATGAAGACCAATACAGCCAAGGCGATAAAGATGTAAGCTTTGCGCTGGGCGATCAATGGGATGCAGCCGAGCTTAAGCGCCGCGCCGATGATAGCCGCCCCGCCCTGACGGAAAATCACTGCATGCCGTTCGTTGAGCAAATTGTTAACTCGGCAAGGGAAACGCGCCCTTCGATTAAGGTGGCCCCAGTAGACGACAAGGGTGATGTTGAGACAGCGGAAGTATTCAAAGGGCTAATAAGAAACATTGAGCGCCGTAGCAAGGCATCCGTAGCGTATGACGTTGCTGTCCAGAACTCGGTAATGTCCGGCTATGGGTGGATTGTGCCCACAGTGGACTTCGTTAGCCCGGAATCATTTAACCAAGAGATAGGCATCGAGGCCGTGCAGGATTGGAAGTCAATCATGCTTGACCCGGAATCTGAAATGGTTGACGGGTCTGATGCTGAATATGGATTCCGGCATTGGGACATAGCACTAGAGACATTCGAGGAGGAATGGCCTGACGCTGAGCCTTCAAGCTTTAGCGATACAGGGTGGGTTAGAGACATTGGCGGCAAGCAGACAGTCCGCATTGTTGATTATTACTACAAAGATTATGAAGATGAGACTATCTTTGAGTGCTTTCTGGTAGATGGCACAACCAGCGTATTGACCAAAGAGCAAAAAGAGCAGGGCGAAGAACTAGGCATTATAGCCCAAGTCCTGCAAGAGCGCGACACAAAGATAGCAACCGTTAAAGTGTGCAAGCTTTACGGCGGCGGCATCTTAGAAAAGACTGAATGGCTAGGTAAATATATCCCGCTTGTCCCTGTTTACGGCAAGCTGGTATGGCATGAGGGCCGCTTAAAGTCCTATTCATTAATTAAGCACGCCAAAGATTCGCAGCGTATGCTTAACATCGTCAAGACAACTATTGCCGAGGTGGTGGGGAGCCAGCCCAAGAGCAACCCCACAGTGGGCGCGGTAGGCCAATTTGATACAGATGATAGATGGTCAAACGCTAATATAGAGAATTACGCAACGCTTGAATATGACTTAGTGTTTGCAACGGATGAGATAACGGGCCAATCAATGCCAGCCCCGCCGCCAATGAAGCAGGCACCGATGCAGGTATCCCCGGCGCTATTCCAGATTGAAATGAATGCGAAAACTGGCATCACTGAGGCGCTCGGCATGTACGAAGAGAACCGAGGCAGCGAGAGTAATGCAATATCAGGCGTTGCTATTCAGGCCCGGCAACTTCGCGGCGACAAGGCGACATTCCACTTTATTGATAATTTAGCTTGCTCAATCCGGCACGTCGGTATTATTGCAGCAGACCTTATCCCAAAGATTTACAAGAAAAAGCAAGTCCTGCGGATTATCGGCAAAGATGATGTCGAGAAAACAGTGACAGTTGACCCCAATGCGCAGACTGATGCAGCGCAAGGCATCTATAACCTAGGCGCAGGTGAGTACGATATTGACGTGGATGTAGGCCCGTCATACGCAACGCAGCAGCAAGAGTTTCTTAACATATCTAAAGAGCTTATGGCATCACAGCCTGAATACGCTTCTCTAGCTGGTGACAAGATAATTGAAGCGGCTGGCGGTCCTTATGCGGAGGTAATCGCAGACCGTATCAGGGCCAACATGCCCCCAGAAATGCAGTCTGACGACCCTATGGCGATGAAGCTGGCGGAAACGCTAAAACAGCTAGACGCATCCCGCAAGGAAACAGAGAGCGCTATGGTTGCTCTTGACCACAAAAAGAAGAATGAAGAAATGGACGGCAAAATTAAAGCCGGCGAACTTCAGGTTAAACAATCCTCAGCGGAAACAGACCGTCTAATGACAATGGCAAAGATTGAAGAAATGCGCCTTAAAGCCGAGGGCGCTGAGAGCGAAGCCTTAGCAGATATAGCTGAGGCCGTAATGGACATAGGAGCAGTGCTGGACGGATACCAAAGAAAGTCTGATGAGCACGAGGAAGTAATTAACCTTTTCTTGACAAAAGAAGAGGAGAGACAGGCAACAGCCCAGCCTGAAGGCATCCCCGCCGAGTAATGGGTTAAAAACTAAACATAGGTAAAAACCATGTCAGACGATGAAGGCGTAACAGCCGAAGAAACGACAGTGCAGGATAATGTCGAAAATCAACCTGAAGTGGCCGAAGAAAGCCCCGCTCAAGAGGAAGCCGAAGAGGCAACTGAAGAGCAAGAAGAACCCCAACAGCCACAGGAAGCTGCTGGAATGTCGGACGAGGAATTTGAGAAGGTCAAAACTGACCCGAAGGTTAAGGCATATCTTGAAAAAGAGAAAGTCGAAGCCATTAAAACAAAGGAATCTAACCGCAAAATGGCTCTTAAGCATAAGGATGAAACAATCCTAAGCTTGAAAGGACGACTTGCCGATTTAGAGGCAAAAGAGGTTGAAGTACTTGACCGATCAGAATTTGATACTGAGGAAGACTATGAGGCCGCTGAGCGTAAGAAATCCGTTCAGGATGCATTACGTGAAGAGAGGTTAAGCGATACGAAGGCAGAGCTAAATGCAGAAGTGCATGAAAAACTAGGCATCGCTCGTGAGACTTTTCAACAAAAAGAGGCTGAATTTATAGCGCAAACCCCTCAATACAATGAAAACGCAGGCAAAGTCCAAGCAACACTGGACATGCTACCAAAGGACCAAGCGGGCATAATTCAAGACCCCGGCGCACAAGCTGGAATGAATTACATCCTGACAGAATCCGAAAACGGCCCCGCATTATTGAACCTACTTGGCGAAAACCCGGATAAGTTTGATGTATTGCTCGGCAAGCCGCCTGCATGGATTGTCAACAAACTCAAATCATACGATCAAGAACTAGCCGTTCCTAAAAAAGCTCCTGAAATTGAACCACTACCCAAACCCCTTACTAAAACCAAGGGAAAAGCAGCGCCGAGAAAATCCCTCGATAATGCCGAAAGTGTCTTAGCACACCTAGGCTTGAGGAAGTAACTCGGCCATAACAAAGGAATTTAACTATGGTTAATGTACTAAATAACGTCAAAGACGGCCCAGGGCTATTTGCTCAGGGAATCGCGGAAAGCTTGAAAGACTCTCTAGTTTTTTGTGAAAAAGTTGATAAAGCTGACCCATCAGAATTTGATGGAAAAAACGGCTTTAAATCAGGTGATACTATCTATACGTCCATCCCGGCTCGTTACGTGCCCCAACAGGATAATTTAGATATCTCTAGCGCTATCAGTGATAGTGTCGAAGAAAAAGCCGCTCTTGTGCTTGATAAAACCGAATCTATTGCGATGGAATTTGATTCACTCGAGCTTGCTACCGATGTCGATGTAAAGAGAGCCTTGACACAGTTCGGTATGCCAGCGGCCGAGAGTATCGCACACAGCATGGAAGCACGTTGCTTGCAAATCGCTACTGACGCGACATACAACTCAGTAGGAACTGCTGGATCAAACGCCTTTACCGTTGCGGATGTTCTCGCAGCGCGTACTAGCCAAAACCAAAACCTTGCCCCACGCGGCGGACGCAATCTTTTGATGTCCTCTGCTGCTGGTGCTAAAGCGGTTGATGCACGTAAAGGCTTATTCCAAGCCTCTGATAACATCGCTGAGCAGTACCGTGACGGCCTTATTGGTCGCGCTGATGGCTTTGATTGGTATGAAAACGAGCTAGTTGGCAATCATACAAACGGCGTAGACGTTACTGGCGTTGCTGTTAATGATGCGAGCTTTGGCGAAGGTGAATCTGTACTCACTATTGACGGCGCTTCCGGCGCAGTCACGGTCGGTACGGTCTTTACAATCGCTGGCGTTTACCGCGTTCACCCAATCACTAAGGTGGTTACTCCCGCATTGCAACAGTTTGTTGCGACCACAGCGAGCGCAACTAGCATCGGCATTAGCCCAGCTATCTACGCTGGCTCTGCTGGATTGCAGAATGTTGACGCTCTCCCAGCTGATAACGCCGCATTGGTGTTTGTTGGCGCGGCATCTACTACGCTAGAGCAAAGCCTTGCATGGCACCCTTCAGCGTTCAAGATGGTAACTGTTCCACTTGCCCAGCCTAAAGGCGTTGACATGGTTTCTACGGCAACCGTTGACGGGATTACCGTTAATATTGTCCGTGATTTCGTAATTGGAACTCGCAAGTTCATCACCCGCGTTGATGTTCTTTACGCTTTCGATCCGGTCCGGCCTGAATGGTCTACCCGCCTGACTTCTTAATTTATCGAGCGCATCCTTACGAGGGTGTGTTCTTTTAAGTTTAGGAGAGAAGAATGACAACAGCACGAGATTTAATAAAATCAGCGTTAAAAAAGATCAATGAATTAGGTATTGGCCAAGATTTAACCGCTGAGGATGCAGTGGACGGCCTGCAAGAGCTTAACGGAATGCTTGCAATGTGGTCCACCCGTAGCGGCATGATCTACACAGAGACGAAAGAGACGTTTTCTTTAACGGGCGCACAGAGCTACACGATAGGCGCAGGCGGTGATTTCAACACTACCGTACCTAGAAAGATTACATCGGCCTACACGTCTTACAGCGGCTATGACGAGCCTATACAAATTATAGATAGCAATGAATATTCATGCATCAATGACCGGGATCTCCGGGGCACCCCCACGCTGCTTTATTTTGATAGCAACTACCCCACAGCTAATCTTTACTTCTGGCCCATTAACTTTTCAAACACAACGGCGACAATCATCAGTCAAAAGCCTCTTGAGGGGTTCGCAACGCTTGATACAGTCTTCGCAATGCCCCCAGAGTATGAATTAGCAATAATCAACAACCTCGCAGTGCGGCGCGCCCCGGATTACAGTAAATCAGCATCACCGGATGTTAAGGTTGCGGCTAAGTTAGGCCGGGACATGATCGAGGCGCAGAACAGAAAAAACAATAAGAACGCCCTTAAGATAGACGCGGCTTATTTGCGCGGTGATAACTATAACATTTACAGCGGTTATTTTAGATGATGATTCCCGTAGTTGGCCCAACCTATCAAATGGACGCGCTTTCCTTTGGGGTGCAGCGCTGCATTAATGCCTACCCGATCATGGCCGAAGTTGAGGACACTAAAACCCCCACTGCTTTACGAGGCACCCCCGGATTGAAATTATTCGCAACCGTTGGCGGCGGCCCTATTCGCGGCGCGATATCATCACGCAAGACCGGCCGGGCTTTTGTTGTGTCCGGCGCAGAGTTTTACGAAGTATTTAAGGACGCAACTTCTACCCTTCGCGGTACATTAACATCATTCACGGGGCAGGTAAGCGTAGAGGAAAATGGCGTTCAAGTTGCTATATCTGACGGCTCTACAATGTTTATTTTCACATACGCCGATGATACGTTTGTTGAAGTTACAGACCCAGACTTTCCCGGATCAGGTACGGTCACCTTTCAAGACGGGTATTTCATATTCAATAGGCCCAATACTAACGAGGCTTACATAACAGCAATAAATAATGGGACATCAGTTGGCGCACTTGATTTTACTACTGTTCAGAGCAGCCCTGATAATCTTGTTTCGGTTCTATCTGATAAGTCAAATATTTGGATGTTTTGCGAAGAGAGTACGGAAGTTTTCCGCAACACTGGTAATGCGAATTTTCCAGTCCAACGTATTCCGGGCGCTGTTATCCCTACTGGCTGCGCTGCGGCACACACCCCGAAAATAATTGATAATACGGTTGTATGGCTTGGCGTAGATAAGCAGGGCCGTGGCGTTGTTTGGCGCGCAGAAGGATACGCAGCATCAAGGGTATCAACACAAGCAATCGAGAAGCGCATAGACGAGGCAACCGACTTCACTGAATCTTACGCTTGGGTTTATCACGAGCAAGGCCATGTATTTTACTGTTTACAGATTAAAGGTCTAGATACAACGCTTGTTCTCGATATGGCGACAAGACAGTGGCACGAGCGCAGCTTTCAAAACACCACGCTAAACCGCAAAGAGCAGCATAGGGGAAGCTGTCATTTCTTCTTTGACCAGAAAAACTTAGTCGGCGATAGAGAGACAGGCAAGATTTACGATATGGATTTATCCTATTATAATGATGCGGGCGCGGCAAAGATATGGGAAAGAACCTGTCCCCACATCCAAGACGAGAAGCGCGTAATAGATTACGGCTCTTTGGAGCTAGATATTGAGGTTGGCGTAGGTCTTACCGCTGGCCAAGGTTCGGACCCCCAGATAATGATGAGATACTCAGACGATGGGGGCCGCACATGGTCACAAGAGCTTTGGCGCGGCGTTGGTAAGAAGGGGCGGCACTTCCAGCGCGCTCGATGGTCGAGACTGGGCAGCGCAAGGGATAGGGTGTTTTCGTTCAGCGGATCGGACCCAGTATTTTGGCAGATTAACGGGGCGTATGTTAATGCCACTTGATCCCCCACCGATACAAGAAGTTACCATAAACAGCCTAGGGAAATTCCCGCAAGTTTGGGTGTTTTGGTTGCAATCAATAGCGGAGGAATATAATGCGGGGTTTACAGGCACATTTACAAATGGTGATGCAGACACGGTTACGGTCGTAAATGGGAAAATCACAGACATTAGTTAGGTATGCAGAAGAGGGCGACCTGCCCGAAGTATACCGCATGGCGTGGGCTGGATATAAAGAATTAAAAGAGATTGTGCCCGAAAGCGTTGACCCTGATTTATTATTTATATGGGTACAAAAGGCGTTTAAACAAGCCCCCCAAGTCTTGCTGGAAAAAGACGGCGAGATAATTGGGTTTTGGGGATTGTGCATCATTAAAGCTGAATGGTCACATGATTACTTATTAGCGGATTACATGTTTTATGTTCAACCACAGCATAGAACCATAAAGGCGACAAGGCAGCTAGTAGATGCTGTTTGTGACATTGCCGACAAACTTAATTTAACATTTAGACAATGCTACCTGTTCAAAGGAAAGTTACCATTACATGCTAGAATATTCGGCATGATGGGCTTTTCTGTAAGGGGCTTTGTTGGTTTTTACAAAGGAAAATAGACATGGGCGGCAAAAGCGGCGGCGGTTACAACGCAGGACCATCAATAGAATATGGCAACAAAGCGTTAAGATTGCAAGAGAGAATGTATGACGATCAGGTCGGTAGAAGCCAGCCATGGCAGGATGCGGGATCCGGGGCTATATCTCGCCTTTCTGACCTCCTCGGCATCGGCGGCGGGTCTATGCGCTCACGCGAGCAAATTAGGGGCGATTTAATGCCCCAGTACACCACACAAGAATCCTTCGGTGGAGGTGGAGGTGAGCCTATGTATGTGGACAGGGAGGGGAATTTGACGGCGAGGGAATATAACCCGCGTAATGAGTTTGATAGATACGAGCTATTTAGCGGTGGTGGTGAAGAGCAATTTCGTGATGTCATAGACCATGATGGGTTAAACTCAGCTATTGAAGCGATGTTTGGCACACAAGAAACATCTGACGATTACGGAAGTTTACTAGAGTCATTCGGCATGGATAACTACAAGGAAGACCCCGGCTATCAGTTTAGATTGGGCGAAGGAAATAAAGCCATAGAGCGCCAAATGTCGGCAAGCGGCCAGAACTTCACACCAAATGCTATGAAGGCTCTTAACGAATACAATTCCGGGATGGCCTCGCAAGAATACGGCAACGCATATGACCGTTATAACAACGACCAGAACAATATATTCAATAGATTGGCCTCCGTATCCGGCATGGGGCAAACATCAAACCAACTACTCGGCAACGCAAGCCAAAACTATGGCAACCAAGCCGGGACAATCTACGGGCAAATGGGCGGCGCGGCGCAATCAGCGCAGAACGCTAATAGCGGAGGCGGAAGCATGTTCGGCCAGATACTAGGGGCAGGTGCTCAACTGGCTGGCGCGACATACGGGGGCGGCGGGTGGTCGTTTTCCGATAGAAACGTCAAGGAAAACATCAAACACATAGGCGAAGATAACGGATACCCGATTTATGAGTTTAATTACATTAAAGACCCAGATAAAACTTATGTGGGCGTAATGGCGCAGGATGTAGAGAAAATCACCCCAGCGGCGGTTATCGAGCAAGACGGCGTTAAAATGGTTAATTACGGCATGATCGGCCTCCAAATGAAAGAGGTGCTATAATGGCTTTTCAATTAAACAATGATAGCTTTATGCAGAGCGCCAAGCTTAAGCAAGACGAGCAACAATCTGTTTTTGACAGCATTTCTAAGGGCATTGAGTCATATCAGCGCCAGAGAGAAATGAAGAACAAAAAAGAGCAACTGGCAAACGATCCTGAAATATTGGCAGAAACCGGGTTTATGACCCTAGCTTCCGGCGGACAGCCTACGCCAGAGCAGGCCAACGCTATGAAATGGAAAGACGCGCAGAACCAAGCCAAGGTTAGCGTTGACCAATACGGAAACCGCGTCACAAACCAATCATATTTTGATCTATTGGGCGCGCAGCCAGAGCAGGGTGCCCCACAAGGCCAGCCTCCGGGGATTCCGCAGCAACAGCCCCAAGCACCGCAGCAACAGCCTCAAGCGCCGGGCGGGTTCAATACCAATCAAATCTCTCCTCCTGAAATAACTAATGTCGGCGACAAAATGCAATACCAGAACGCCCTTGATATGAAAAAACAAGAAAGTGGGGCAAAGTTAGCCGTAGAGAAAAAGCTAAATGAAAAGTTTATTGAAGATGTTTATATCCCGTACACCACAGGCGGCGGGGCTGACGCGCACAAGCAAGTACAGCAAATATCCGGCGTAGTCGGCGACCTTGATGCAGTGACAAATGAATCACCGGGGGCGCATAAAAACCTCACTGGCGGCATTGCTGGCTACACGCCCAAAATTATGAGGGGTTTATTTAATGAACCCTCCGTGAATGCGCAGGAGAAAGTCGAGAGCGTAGTGCAAAGGGATCTTAAGGCCGTTCTAGGCGGGTCGTTTTCCGAGAGGGAGGGCGAGGCGCTTATTGCTAGAGCGTACAACCCCAGACTAAGCGAAGCCGCAAATTCTAAAAGGCTTGTTGCTCTGCAAAATGCGATGGAGGGCGCGGCTAAAGCGAAGGAATCGGCGATAAAGTATTTTGATGAAAACGGGACCATTTCCGGGTGGGGCGGGACCCTTCCTACCTTTGATAGTATAAGCAAGGACTTTGATAAATCAATCGGCACTAAAAAAGCCAGAAGTAAAACCTTCAGCGGCATGACAAAAGAGCAACGCAGAGCTAAATATATGAAAGCAAAGGGGCTTTAATGGATCTATCTAAGCGCAACAACAACCCCGGCAACCTTCGCCCAAGGGGTAGCACGCAAGGCTTCCAGCAATTCTCTAGCCCGCAAGACGGCTTGAGCGCAATGCGGGACGACCTTATGGCGAAAGTCACAGGCAACAGCCCCGCAATGGCCTCAAAGTACGGCGAGGGACATCAACCGACACTTGAGAGCCTCCTTTCAGTTTACGCCCCGCCGCAAGAGAACGACACCGGGAACTATATTAATTTCGTAGCTGAGAAGTCAGGCTTAGACCCGCAGCAAGCCCTTACCGCTGAGGATGTAGACAGATTCCTCCCAGCGATGGTTGAAATGGAAGGCGGGCAAGAGGCGCTCGACCACTTTTTCGGCCAAGAAGAACCGGGGTTATCCGAGGCAGACATGGCAGAACTTGAAGAAGAGTTTAGCGCTGAATTTAAAGATGATGACGAAGGACCCGCACTTTCTGAGGCAGATATGGCCGAGTTAGAGGCAGAATTCGGGGGGGAAGACCCGACACTATTAGACGAGGTTGGCGCATACGGGCGCGCGGCACTCACTAAACCCATGCTTGGCGGCTCCTTTGCTGATGAAGTATTAGCGGTGCCTGCAACGATGGGCACAACGGCCTATAGAGCAGCCACGGGGCAAGATATTGACATTGCGGGCGATTACAGGTCTAATCTAGGCAACATTCAAAAATCCTTTGCGCAAGACCGTGAAATCGCACCAATAGCCTCCATGGTTGGCGAAATTGCTGGCGATGTTAGAACAGGGTTAGGCGCAGCAAAAATAGGGGCCAAGGTATTAGGCCCAACCTCAGTAGGAAAGTTAGCAAAATATGCAAGAAACCACCCAAAAACAGCGGCCGGAATCCTTGGTGTTATATCGGGGGGCGTATATGGATCCGGTGCTAGCGATGGAGACTTACAAGAAAGAGCAAAATCGGGACTTATTGGTGGAGCTTTTGGTGGCCCCGCTGGTATTGCTGGCGCTCGTTTGGGCCAGTCAATTCCTGGGATAATAGAACGCGCCTCGCCGCTTTTAACAAGGGCAAAACGACTATTTAAACCCGCAGCGGCACAGCTAGACAATGCCCCGAAGAAGGCACCACTTGACATGCCGAGCATTGCTGAGCAGTCAAGTGAACTAACAATAAACACCAACATCCCCGCCGAAAATAAAGCGCTAGCCAAAATAAAGGCTGCGATCAAGAAGGACTTCCCCGAAGACAGTGAAGAGGTTTTTGAGGCATGGCTAGCGGGTGACGGCGCATTAATTGAATCTTATGGCTCAAGGACGCGAACACTAGGCCAAGGCGCAGCCCAATACCCGAGCGGGAAGGCGGTTACACAAAAGTATTTCGAGGAATCAGTAGCGGAATCGCCAGAGAAAATAAGAGCAGCCGTCTCAAAAAATATTAGCTCCGTTGAGAATTACCACAAAACCGCCGATGACTTACTAGCATCCGGCAGAAAACGGGCCGAGCCTATATATACAAAAGCATTCGCGGCGAATAAAGCAATAAACTCAAAAGAAATTGACAGCATCTTGCAAACGCCAGCAGGCCGGAAGGCGCTTAAGGAAACTGCGGCTGTAATGCAGAACGACCGGGCGCTTATGGGACTTCCTAGTAAGGAACTAAAGGCAATACAAAGAGATTTAGCCGCCATAGGAAAGATGGACGAAGTAAATGGCCCTATAGCCTCTGGGCTTAATTTAAGAACATTAAATTCAGTTAAAATCAACCTAGACGAGCAGGTCCAAAAACTTTATAGAGAAGGTAGCGGCAACGAAGCTAATATTGTTAAGAACCTGAAAAACAGCCTATTAAAAGAGCTAGATAAGGCGGACACAACGGGCGGCTTATACGCAAAAGCGAGGGCTGAGGCTGGCGATTATCTTAAAGTAGCCAATGCAATGGAATCTGGTAAGGACTTCATGAACATAGACCCCGAGCTTGTGGTGAAGCTGGCGAAAAACTCAACAGCAGAAGAAAAGGTCGCGTTTAAAATCGGCGTTGGCAAGAAAATACGCGACATTTTAGACTCGAGAAATGAAGGCCAAAACCCGTATAATGCGATATTCGGCAGTAAAGCTAAAAAAGAACGCTTAGCTAAACTGTTATCTCCTGATGAATACAGGAACCTAGAGAAAACCCTTAAAGCGGAAAACCGCTTATTTTTAATGCGCAATGAGATATTAGGCAACTCAACGACAACAGGCAAGGCGCTCGCCGCCGCCGAAATGGCGGACGCGGCTGGGGAGGTCGCGGACGTGGCAAGTGGGGGCATATCCCAAATGCCAAGGAATGCGGTCATGAAGCTTATCAGAAAAGCCACGGACGGATTGAGCGATGACACATCAGAGCAAGTTTCAAAAATACTGTACGAAACCGATCCCGCAGAAAAGCTCCGGTATTTCACAGAATTATCTAAAAAAACAACAAAAGAACAATACAGAGCGGCGCAAGAAGCCTACTTTACAGTTATTGACAGCCTGCCAAAAGGCCGCACCCCCGGCGCAATAACAGGGGCCGCAGCATCCGCGCAGATACAAGACGGAACCAAGCCGCAAACGGCGAATTAGTAATAAACGTAAAACCCCCACAATAAATAATAATGGAGACACAATATGGCACGATTAACTCCGTTCCCAGACTCACAGCTATTTGACGGCAACGGTGCCCCCTTAGCAGGCGCAAAGATTTACACCTACGAGGCAGGAACAGTAACCCCCAAGGATACATATACAGATTCTAGCGAGGACACCGCCAATGCGAACCCCGTAATTGCTGATAGCAGCGGTAGAAATCAGATATGGTTAGGCGAAGGCGCTTATAAGATCAGGGTTTTTGATAGCAGTGATGTGTTTATTGATGAAAGAGATGATGTAATCGCCGATAGTGCGGGCGCGGCAACATCTTACGATATTACAACAAATACAAATATAACGCCAATTTACCAAAACGCTATATTATACGCATCCGGCTCTCTTGCTATCTCGCTTCTTCCTGCCGCTGACGCGGCTGATGGTTTTGAATTTACAGTGAAAAATATAGGCACAGACAGTGTAACCATAGACCCGGACGGCTCCGAAACGATTAATGACGCGAGCACTCACGTAATGCTCTCCGGCGAATCTGTAACAGTCTCTTGTGATGGCGATGAATGGTATACGCTTTTCAACGAGCCACGTTCAAGAATTATAGAAAAAGACGATGATTATACCGTCACTATTTCTGATATGCATGCGGTGATAGAGGTTAACGCACTAGAGGGGGAGGCCACAATGACCCTGCCTTCTGCTGCGAATGTGCGGGTGGGCGATGTTATTGTACTCAAAAAGATTGACGCTGATGTCACTTACGCGGCGACTTTAGGTTCGGACCCAATCGCAACGACTAGCGGCTCAACAACAGTAATCATTACCGACACCGGGCTTCCCACAGACCGGGATTCTGCAAATGATGTAGAGGTGGGGGATACGGTAACACTTTCTTCTATACCCCTTCCGTCAATAACCGGGACATATTCACAAACATCAACCGTTATCACAGTGTCAGCAGTAGGCCACGGCCTTACGGTGGGCGAATCTGTAACCCTAGACTTTACGGGGGGGTCTGCCTCTGATGGTGTTTTTACCGT